GGGGGCAGATGGCCCCTCCCGCCCCTGCGCAGCGGGGGGCAAAATCTCCTCAAATCTCCTGTTGACAATGAATCTGCAACAGTGCATTCTGCCCACATGAAGCACAGCACCAAGCGGACACAGGACGACGCACGCAGCGGCGGGGATTGGCAGGGAATGAACTGGATACGGCAGGAGAAACGGCTCGCCATTTACATGCGCGACGGCCTCTCCTGCGCCTACTGCGGCGACAGCGTGGAGCGGGGCGCACAGCTCGGCCTCGATCACATCAAGCCGCACAGCAAGGGCGGGAGCAATCACGCCACGAACCTCGTCACGTGCTGCACGCGCTGCAACAGCAGCCGCTCCAACCGCCCCCTCGCAACTTTCTGCCGCACAGTCGCCGCCTACATCAACCACGGCACGACGGGAGACAGCATCCTCGCACACGTGCGCAAGTGCTCCCAGCGCGTGCTCCCCACGGCGGAGGCCAAGGCGCTCATCGCACGCAGGGGCAGCGCCGCCAAAGCTCTCGCCAGACTGTAACCCCAGCGCGCTCCACTTTATGCCAACACCACACAACACCACCACGGCGCTCAGCCTCCCGCTGCGCGACACCCCTCCCGACTTCCGCTCCTTCGACGTGCTGCTGCACGTGGAAACGGACGTGCGGGCCATTGAGTCTCACTGCATCTGGCGCGGGGAGCGCTTGGGCGCAGGCACCCGCGACGTGCTGGGCGTGCGCTGCGAAGCGCTGCACAGCGTAGAGGTGGACGCAGGGGGCGAGACATTTTCCAGCGCACAGCTTGCGGAGCTGATGCGCGCCGCGTCACACTACGCGCTCAACGAGTCCGCAGATCAGCTCAACAACTAAACACCACACACACCATGCCAAACTACTTCACACTCCAGCAAGCAGTGGAGTTCACGCACAAGGGCACGCTCTACAAGGGCGTCGTCGTCGGCCTCCCAGCGCGCGGCAAAGGCCGCTACAAAGTGCAATGCGAGCGCGGGTGCTTCAACGCCCCCGCCGCCATGCTGCGCCCCAGCCGCATCGCCCCCACCGCCGCAGCAGCGCTCGCGCAGCGGGGGAGCGCACACTTGCAGCGCCGCGCGGAGCACAAGGACGCGCGGAGCGACAGCATGCGCAGCGCGTGCCAGCGCTGGATTCGCACGGAGGGGCTTCACGCGGGGATGCCCGTCAAGAACAAGTATGCGATGGGCCACCCCACCGTCATCATCCTCGACGTGCTGCACGAGGAGGGCAAGTGCATTGTCACCAACCCCAAGCGCGAGCTGGCGGGCATGCTGACCCGCGCGGGCATCCCCTCGCACGAGCTGGGACGCCTCGCACGCACACGCGGCAGCATCACCGTCTGGGCCAACCGCCTCTACCCCATCACGTGAGCAGCGCCATCATCTTTGCGCTGTGCCTCGCGCTCCTCGTCACCCTGACGATGGAGCGCTTGCGCTGTAAGGCACTTGTCGCCCGCGCGCTGCGCGAGGGGCGGGTGCAGGGCTACCGCCGCGCCGTGCTGCACAGCCCCGCCATTCACAAGTCGCTGCAACTGTTGCAGCACAACCCATGCCCCGCACGGGGCGCAACCAAAGGAGAAGCATGAGGAAGAAATACGACATCGACGTGCTGTGGAAGCACACGGGGAACAAGCAGTGCAGCATCAAGCGCACGCTGCAAGCGCAGCAGATTGGAAACTTCAACCCCGTGTTCTGCCGCTACCAAGGCGGGCAGCACTTAGTCAAAAGCAAGGAGGGAGACTTGAGCGATCCGTTCCGCAGGAACGCAAGTTATGAGGGGTCGCTCTACATCGAAATCGTGCCGCAGGTGGAGGCGCGGGACGGGCTGCTGTATTGGGCAAACGGCGGGGAGCTTGTGCGCTTGCCCTTCGCGGACACCGTGGCGCGTGCGCACGGCTTCCAATACGCGGAGCAGCTTGTGCAGCACTTGCAGGAGAAGGGGGAGGGCAAGTGACGCTACTCATCCGCAAGGGCGCGCACATCCGCACGGGGGGCGGCGCGTTCACGCTCATTGTGGCGCGCGTCACCGTGTCCATCACGGACGCGGGCAGCACTGCGCTCGTCAAGCTGCGCGTGACGGAGAGCGACATGGAGGCGGTGCCAGCGGGGGCCACCTACACGCTCACGCACGAGGAGCTGGCGGACAAGTTCCTCCACCACCGCTGGACGCTGCTGCAATGAGCGGGCACCACAACCCGTTCAGCTTGCAGGGGCTTGGGGCCATAGGGCGCAGGCGCACGGACAGGCGGCTCCTGCGGCTGCGCAGGGCGCACCTCCTGCGCACGTGCAAGCGCCTCACGTTCACGGGCACGCTCTACCACGGCTCCCCGCTCTACGGCATGGAGGAAATTTTCAACGACGGGCACTTCTGCGCGCCGGAGCACGGGGAGCTGAGCATGCCGCTTTTCAGCACGAGCTTGAACTCGGAGATGCTGCGCTACTTTGGCGAGGAGGGCGTGCACGGGTTCCAGTTCGCAGTGGATGGGATGGAGGTGCTGGAGCTGTCCGCGTTCTACCAATCGCTGCTGTGCGCGCATGAGTCCAATACGGAGATGTGGCACGAGCTTGTGGAGCTGCACCCGCAGGCGGAAGCGGAGGCGCGGTTTCTTGGCTACGAGGAAGCGGAGCGGCAGCGCTGGGGAACGTGCGGCGCGGAGAGCGTGTTCAGCATGTCCCCGCATGACATGGACGAGCTGCTCCCCGTGGGCGTGGAGGGCTTCGCGCTGCTTGGCTGGAACAACGTGACGCAGCACAACCACGAGGCGGAAATCGCTGTGAACGAAAATGGGTGCGCGCGCTTGTGGCGCAGCGTGGAGCGCGTGTGGGTGGACGGGGACGAGTATGAGCGGGAGGAGGGGGAGCAAGTGCTGCGCCAGCATGTGCAGTGGCAGCGGGAGACGCGCAAGCTGCGCGAGCAGGAGCGGGCGGAGCGGGACGCAGTTTGCAGTTGACACTCCGCAGCGCACGTGATGGAGTGCGCTCGTTCTGGGGGGAATACCGAGAACGGTGATATGGTGTCACTGGTGTCCGAGGGAGCTGCTGGCAATGCGCTGGCAGCTCCCTCCTCATTTACACAGCGGCGCACGCTTCGCGCTACAGGGCGTCCAGCAGCGTCCGCACCCCCGCCAGCAGCCCCAGCGCTGCGCCCCCGCACAAGCGCACGCACTGCGCACGCAGGGGGCAGATATTTTTCGGCGCACGCAGGGAAAAAGGCATACGCCCTCGGGCGCTTCAACGACTTACAGAGCGAAAGAAAAAGTGCAACGGTTGCAATTTGCTGTTGACAATGAATCTGCAACAGCTACCTTGGAGTCGTGAGCAACAACACCACATCAACGGCACTCGCAGCCACAAGCGAGCACAGCACACAAGTCGAAGTCGTCAACCACAGCAGCAAGCAGGTCGCGGAATATAACGCGCTGCACGCCACGCTCATCAACACGGGACTCATGTTCCCCCGCGTGCAGTCCGAGAAGGCCAAGCAGCAGGAGGCCGCAGAGGACGCAGCGCGCGCCAAGCAGCAGCGCGAGGACGCGAAGCTCGCCGCCCTGTTCGCTCCCGTGCGCGAAATCAACCTCCGCCTCAAGTCCGAGTTCCCCACCGTCGGGGAGCGCGATGCCGTCAGCTACAGCATCAGCGAGACGCGCCGCAACACGGGGACATGGAGCCGCCATCGCGGGGAAATCATCGGCGTCACGATCCGCATGCACGGGGCGCACGGCGTCACGCGCAACTTCCCGTTCAACAAGTCGGGGAGCATCAACTACGTGAAGATCGAAGCGCTGCTGCGCAATGCGTGGGAAGCCGCTGCCTCCCGCGTCGAGGAAGCCAAGCGCGTTGCCAACGCACGTGCAGCCGCCAAGGATGCGCTGCCCGAGGGCACGCTGGAGCGCGTCAAAGCGATCACCAAGACCACCTACGAGAGCGTCACTATGCAGGTCGTGGACGGCAAGGTGACGTTCTCGCACATGCACTATCCCGGCCAAGGGCGCAGCCCCTACGAGCGCGTCGTGTTCCCCGTCGCCAGCCCCGCCGCAGTGCTGCGCATCCTCGACATCCGCGAGGCCGCGAAGGCGCAGGAGAAGGCCGTGCTCGTGCAGGACGAAGCGCGCGGCATCAGCAGCGCTACACTCGCCGCCATCTAACGCACACGTCAACCGCAACCATCAACACCACACACGCACAATGAAACTCGCAACCACAGCCACAGCTCCCGCCGCTAAGCGCGGGCACAGCAGCGCCCCGAAAGTCACCAAGAAAGCCACGCTCGCGTTTGTGCGGGAGAAGCTCGGCAGCGACACGCGCTGGGCGACCCGCGCGCTGCACCTCGTTTTCCAAGCGCAGACGGCGCAGGAGCAGGCCAGCGCAACAACGCACGACGACAACGGCGTGGGCTTCTCCGGCGTGGACGCGGAGTTCCTCACCTCCCTCGCCAACCAGATCAACGGCGGGCGGACGCTCTCCTACAAGCAGAACACGTGGCTGCTGCGCAAGATGCCCAAGTATGCGGGGCAGGTCATTGCACGCAGCGACGCGCAGAAGCTCGCCGCGCAAGTGCTCGCGCATCTCAACGGCACAGCGCCCGCAGCGCCCGCCGCCCCCAGCGCTCCCGCCTACGGGTGCGCTGTGCAGTGGGACGCCAAGGAGCTGCTCAAGGGCGAGAGCGTTCAGAGCAGCTACTACGACAGCAGCTTCTACAGCGTCCCCTTCACGGGCAGCTACAGCCACTCGGACATCTACGAGCAGCTCAGCCCCCGCTACCGCAGCACGGGCAACGTGTTCGGCGGATACAGCACGCTGGGCACCATCACGCAGCTCGACGACACGCACGCGCGGGTCGAAGTCGTTTACCACATCGGGGAATGAACGCAGCGCACGCACTACACGCCATGAACACCATCACCAGAATCAACAGCACGGGCGGAGCGCAGCACGTGTGGCACATCGACACCATCTCCCGCACGCAGCGCAGCACGGGGCGCAGCTACTACGTGGAAGCGGACACGCTGCGCGAAGCAGTGCGCTCCATCCGCACGCGCGTTCCCCGCACGCAGTTCGCGCTCGCAGTGGGGGCGCAGGGGTGCTGGCACAGCAGCACGGACGCAGCGCTTTCGTGGGTCGAGGCGCAGGAGGCCGCGCAATCGCACAAAAAGGCGTCCAGCTCCCTCCGCAGCGGGCGGAGCGCACGGCTGGGACGCGGCACGCAGGGAGCGCAGGGGGACGGGGAATGAGCGCGCAAGCTCAAATTCTCCTGCACTTGGGCGCACTGCTGCGCGAGTGCCTGCGGGGCACCCCGAAGGTCACGTGGCACGTGCAGGGGATAGGGCGCGCCCTGCGCATCAGCCGGTGAAGCACAGCAGCGCTCACACGCAGCACGGGAGGGGAGCCAGCGCTCCCCTCCTTCATTTTGTGCTGCGGAGCTTTTTACGGGCCATTCTGTGCAAACTTGCCGCCTTGCCGCCCATCCCTCCAACCCCTACACTTTCCAACGCAGTAAACACCAACACCAAAACACCATGAACACTACACCAAGAAAACCCATGCTCGCGGAGACGTGCGACGACATCAACGCGCTGCGCTTCCCGCTACTAGCGACCGCAAAATTGGACGGCATCCGCTGCCTCACGCTTCCCCACACGGGAGGCTTGTTCCGCTGCAACGCCGTGTCGCGCAAGTTCAAGCCCATCCCGAACGCGCACATCCGCGATTGGGTGGAGACGCACCTCCCAGCGGGACTCGACGGGGAGCTAATGATTGTGGCGGAGGACGGCAGCGCGCTGCCCTTCCAAGCCACCACGAGCGGCGTGATGAAACACACGGGCACGCCCTGCTTCCAGTATCACGTTTTCGACTACTGCGGGCGCGGGCTGGACACGCCCTACACGGAGCGGCTGCAACAGTTGCAATTCCTGCGCCTCCCGCGCGGCACGTGCAAGCTCGTGCTCCCCGTGCTCATCAACAACGTGGAGGAGCTGCTGGCGTTCGAGGCCAAGTGCCTCGCGGAAGGCTACGAGGGCGTCATGGTGCGCACGCCGGATGGCCCCTACAAGGAAGGCCGCAGCACAGTGCGCGAGCAGTGGCTACTAAAGGTCAAGCGCTTCAAGGACGACGAGGGCTACGTGTGCGGGGCGGAGGAAGCGAGGGAGAACACCAATGAGGCGGGGAAGGACGAGCTGGGGCACACGAAGCGCAGCACGGCAAAGGCGGGCATGCGGGGGAAGGGGCACGCGGGGTCGTTTATCGTTAAGCCCTGCACGCAGGGAGCGCCCACAGCAGCGGACTTCGCCTACATCAAAGAGAACGAGCATAGGCTGGACGCTGCACTCGCCGCCCACCCCTACCTGTTCAGCGCCAGCACGAGCGTCATTACAAAGGGCAAGCGGTTCATCCCCATGAGCAGCGTGCCCGCGCTGCTGCACAGGATGGTGGTTTACAAGCACCAGCCCACGGGCGTCCTAGTCAAGCCCCGCTTCCCCGTCATTAAGGGCTACAGGGACGCCATTGACATCGGGGAGCCGGAGCAGGATTAGTCCGTTGACAACTGATCTGCAACTGTGCAGCATAGTCAGCAGACACCAATGCCCGTAATCCAAATCACCAAGTTCGACAACATCGTGCAGCGCTTCATCCGCTTTAGCTCTCCCGTGCTGCCCTGCCGCGTCTATCGCATTCAGTGCGTCGTGGGGCACTTCGGGGAGGCTGACCCAGAGCGCGTGCTTGCGCTGTGTGACGTGTGCATAGTGGAGGGGACGCCCTACTACCGCATCGGGGACGTGGGGCGCGTGCGCGAGCGAGTGTGCATAAGCGCGGAGGAGTTCGCCTACGTGCGCTCCTGCTACGTGCGGAGCGAGGATTTACCAACAGTGAGGACGCTGTTACCGCTTGCGCGGCTGCGCCCCTCCAACATAACCAAGCGCAAGCACAGGAGGATAGAAGTATGACAGGATTCACGCCAATCAAAGACCGCGTTCTCGTCCGCATGGACGCGCGCAAGGAACAGACCGCAGGGGGCATCGTGCTGCCCGAGTTCTCGCAGACCACGGAGACGTGGGGCGAGGTGTGCGCAGTGGGAAACAAGGTGGAGGACTTGCGCACGGGCGACCGCGTGATGGTGGAGTCCCACGTGGGCACGCACGTCGTTGTCAAAGGCGTGGACTACATCCTCATCGAGGAGTCCCGCGTGAAGGTCATGCAGCAGCAGGGGGCGTGATGCAAGCGCTGCAAGGTGCCCACGTGCTTCCGCTGCTGCTCGCGCTGGGGCTTGTGCTCTGGACGCTGCTGGGGTGGCTTGCGCTGCGGGCCTACATGCAGAGCTGGACGCTGGAAATCAAATGGCCGTGGGAGCTTGTGTTCCTGCTGCTGTGCGGCCCCGTCGCTTGGGCGGGGCTGCTGGTGTTAATGTTTACAACACGAAAGGACACGGAAGATGAAAAAAGGAATACTGCAAGAGACGAGCGGGATGACGACTAGGGGCGGGACGCACTTTGTTGACCACGACACGGATATGGTGGTGGCAGTGACGGACGCCTCCTTCTCCATGCGCTTCGTCACGGGAATGCTGGGGCTGCTGGAGGAGGGAAGCAGCGAGCGGCGCGTGCTGCAAGTGGGGACGCAGGAGCTTGCCCTCTACCGCAGCAGCACGTTCTTTCGCTGGGCGCTGCTCCTCGACCCCTTCGTGCGCCTCGCCTACGCTTGGGCGGCATACCAGCAGGAGGACGCGGAGGGGGCGGGGCTGCTGACCTACGGGGACTTTGTGGCGAGCCGTTTGGAGCACGGGGCACCCACCCCCAGCGGGGGCGCTGCCCACGAGTTTCTCCTCGTGCGCCAAGTGGACTACCTAACGGTCGGGAAGGATTATGAGGTGGACGCGCTGTTCCGCTTCGACGCCGCAGCGGAGTGGCTCCCAATGATGCAGCGCCGCTTCCTGCTGCCGGAGTTCAACTTCATCTACGACCCTCCCCAAGTGCCGGAGCTGCCGCGCAGCACTCGGCTCCTAGTCCATAAGGCTTATGGCGAGGACTTGGAGTTGTTCAAGCAGATAGGCGACGCCCCGTTCCTCGTGCTGTAGCGGGGGCGGGTTTATTCTGCGCGCTGCAACAGTTGCAGTGTCAAGGATATTTTCTTGCCAACGCGGGGCGCATGTTTCACAGTCCAAGCAACCTTTCGCCATGAGCATACTACGCCGCCGACTAGACCTCACCTCCTCCAAGCGCCAGCTTGCCGTGGAGTCCCGCATCCCCAGCACCAAGGAGCGCAGGTTTATTGAGAACAGGCTGAGCTTCCCGCTGCACAGGTTCACGGACTTTGAATCCTACATCAGCGCGGGCAGCAAGCAGGTCTGGGCCACGTTCCGCGCGTGCCACCTTGTAGCCTCCGTCATTATGGGGACGGACTTTAAGGTGGTGAAGCCCGACCAGCCCCTATGGACTCCCAACCCTGCCAAGGACGACGAGATGTTTCTCCTCGGCAGGCCAAACCCTTTGGACTCGTGGAAGGAGCTGCTGTATATGTGGGTCTATCACATCAAGCTCACGGGCTGCGCGTTCTGGCTAAAGGACGAGATTAACGCGCTGGGGCAACCCACCGCCGTCTATCCCCTGCTGCCGCAATACATGCGCATCGTGCCCGACGAGAAGAAGAACATTGCGGGGTTCATCTACCACGTGAACGGGCGGGAGGTTAAGTTCACGCCGGAGGAAATTATTTACTTCCGCCGCCCGCACCCCGCGTCAACCGTGTGGGGCATGGGGGACATTGAGCCAAGCGAGCCTCTGTTCAACGCGTTCATCAACCGCTCCACCTACGAGGAAAAGTTTATGGAGAACGGGGCGCAGCCGAGCGGAGTTATGACGCTCAAGGAAAAGGTGGACGACCCTGCGGAGTGGGCAAAGCTCAAGAGCTGGTGGAATACGGAGTATGGTGGAAAGAAGAACGCGGGCAAAACGGCGTTCCTCCAAGGCGAGTGGGAATACCACAAGCTCGGCTTAGACCAGCAGGCCATGCAGTCGCTTGAGCGGGAGAAGCTCACCGTGGAGCAAATCTTCATCAACCACGGCGTTCCCCTATCCATCGCGGGCATCCTTGGCGCTGCCAACTACGCCACCGCCAAGCAGGACGAGCTGAACTTCCGCAAGTATGAAATCGTCCCGCTGCTGGAAATGTTTTGCGGCAAGCTAAACCGCGAGGGCGCGCTCTTTCCGCTGTTCAAAAACAACACGCAGCTCGCCTATGAGTTGAGCGGGCTTGTGGACGTGGAGCAGGTGACGAAGGAATACGGGCCGCTCCTGCGCCTCGGCGCTATCACGCCAAACGAGATTCGCAAGCTCGCGGGGCTTAACCCCGTCAACGACCCCTACCTCGACCAATACTTCATCGACAGCATGCTGTCCCCTATGGAGATGGCGGGGCTTGCCACCGTCCCGCCCGCTCCCGCGCCAAGCAAGAGCGCGGACTACCGCAAACTCAAGCTCAGCTAAGACCATGCCATGCGCGTGCCACAAGCACAGGCTTTCATCCGGCGCGGTGTTCACCCTGTCCACTAAGTCCCACGTCCCAGAGGGCGGATGGACGAATGCGCACCTGCGCACCCCAAACGGGCAAGCGCTCAACGCCGACCTTGTTCGCGTGCACAGGGCGGCGGTGGCGCGGGGGATGCGGGAGTATGGCGTGTGGCTGCGTGAAAAGTTTGACCTTCTGCTGGACAAGGTTATCACGCAGGTCACGCTCGCCAAGCGCAGCCACCACTCGGGCAGGAGCGCAAGCGTGGGGGCTAAGGCGCAGGAGGAAATCTTCCTGTTCGACCTCATGGGCGACGAGCGCCTATGGATGAACGCGCTCAACAGGGAGCTGCAAGAGTTTCAAGGCGAGCTGCTGGTGGATTGGGTGCCCCGCGTGCAAAGCGTGGCGAGCGAGAGCTTCGCCAAGACGAGCGTGCTGCTGGGGAGGGAGACGCAGAAGGGGGACTCCAACTTGGTGCTCTCGCGCATCCGCGAGATAGGCTCGCTCATAACCAACATTACGGAGACGACACGCACGCGCTTTTCCGACATCATCGGGCAGGGGCTAGACAGCGGGCTTCCCGTGAACGGAGTGGCGCAGCTCCTACGCGACAGCATGCCCTTCATCGCCTACAACCGCATCGCCACCATCGCGCGGACGGAGATGGGGCGCAGCAGCGACGCGGGGAAAGTCTTAGCCATGCAGCGCAGCGGGGTGATCGACTTGATGGAGGTTATTGGCTGCGAAGCGGAGGAGGCTAACAGCCCGCAGTATAACGGGCGCTCGACCTGCAACATCACCAACGTCCCTGCGGCGGAGGCGGACTCCTTAGAGTTCCACATCAACCACACGGGGACTTGGGTGGTGCAGGAGTTTATTGACAAGGACGACCCCAATCCACCGGACGACCCACCACCG